AGAAATAGATGTAACTGTATCTGCATTGGGGTGAGAAACAACTACATCATAAGATCCAGGTGTTGATGTAATAAGTGTTGCAGTTCCAGATGTAAGCACACTAGTAACAACTGCCCCATTCTTTCTCCAACTGTATTGAAGTAAGTTGGAATCAGATGCAGGAATTTCTGCCTTGGCAGTAATCGCAATAATAGTTCCTTTTGCGAAAATTTTACTAATATTCGCCATTTAACTTACCTTTGAAAGAACTGCTGTGCCTGGACCGGCATTCTCACCTTCGAATGTTCCATTTGTCACAAGTTCTGGATGAATATACCCAGAACCACCAGCGCCTCCATAAGAACCAGGGGTAGTGTTGTTATCAGAACGACCGGCACCGCCACCAAAGTATCCACCGCCGCCACCGCCGCCGCCAATAGGTGCGTCATCTCCGTATGTCCAAGTTCCACTTTGATCCTCATATTCATATCCTTGCCCATCACCACCTTCAAGTGCCTCACCATTCATAAATGCATATTGATCTCCATAATCAACATAGAATCCAGGTCCAGGGTTAGTTTGTGTGCCTTTACCATTCCATTCAGGAGCATCACCACCTTCTAGTCCACCACCAAGACCACCAACACGAGCATTAATACCAGCACCACCACCGCCACCACCGGCAATTAATAATGCATTAGTTTGTAACACTGATGTCACAAAGAGACCGGTGAATCCACCACCGTTACCACCACCGGTTCCACCACCAAGTCCACCACCACTAATATCAAGAGGTCCAGGTCCTAAACTCTGTTTATCTCCATAAGGGTAAGGATCAGGTGGAGTTGGATGATTGCCGAATCCTGAACCAACCACTAAAACATAACTAAATCCTTTTTGTAAGATGATTCGGCCAGACGCCTTTCCACCTTTTCCACCATTATGAGCACTATCTCTCGGAATTCCCGATTGTCCCTCTCCGCCTCCAAAAACTGCGTTGATTACTACTGTTGAACTAGGTGTTAGTGTATACGAAATACCCGTCTCAAAGTCGGAGAAATCACCATTTTCCAGATTAATCGTTCCTGTTCCGTTTGGAGTTGCAGGACTAATCGCAATGGTTTCATCTACAATATCTTCGCCACCCTCAGCTGTTGGTTGTTGAGAGAATGTAATTACGGATCTGACATTCAAAGTAACTGAATTGGAATCTAATGGTGAATTATTTGCACCAGGTTCAAAGGTTTGAATACCAGTTCTTGTAGGATCTGGATAATAAATTGCACGATGAAATATCTCTCTACCAGTATCATTTACAGCAGTCAAGTTGGATAAAGTCAATTGAGTGCCGACACCGATGACACCATTTTGATCTCTCCATTCATATCCAATTGTTCCTATCCCAGCAATTGTTGGGAAAGTAACTGTTGCCAATCCAGTGAATGAAGTAGATCCAAGGTTGGCAATGGATCCACTTGATACAGGTTGTGTAACGATACTAAGTGTAGGAGGATTTAACCTAACTTTCGTTTGTAATTTTCGATGGAATGCTAAGGGACTCATCCGAAGTTCTGTCCTCCTGATACACCGTAGAATGATGAACCACCGTCAAATGTAATGAATGAGTAAATGTCAGTTTTGTTGGCAGTTGTAGTAACAATTGGAATCACAGATCCCGACCAATAAACAGGGATGGAAGCACCACCACTATCCTTAAAGGTATCTATACCAACAGAATAACCGCCAGTTCCATCTTGCGTCACTTTAAGTGTGAATGAACATGATTCATTAGGAGAATTCAGAATAGTCAAAGAATCGACAGTAGCTGTAACGTCAACATTAAACGTTTGTGCCTGTGAAAGATCAATACTAACAACGTTAGCAACTGGTCCAACAGCAAAGGCAGGTTCAAAGTAGGACTGTAATCTTGTGCTACCAGCAATATCAAGAGTTGCTCTTGGAGTAACGGTTCCAACACCAACCCTTGATCCAGAAGCATGGAATACAGTACCACCAACACCAGCTTGAAGAGTATCAGTTGCAGTGATGATGCCAGCAGCAATTGTGCCGACCCCAGACAATGAATATTGATTAGCAATAAATTGTCCATTAACATCTAGTAATCCCTGAGGATTAGTGTTACCAACACCCAATCTACCGGTAGTGGTGATTCCAATCAGTTCGATTCCACCAGAATCTTCGACAATAAATGCCTTATTAGTGGTAGTTGTTCCAATACCAACAGTCAGAAGTGCAGTTGGAGTAGTGGTTCCGATACCAACAAAGATGTCACCTGCTTCCGAACCAGTGTAGATACCAGCTTTTGCACCAGATGCGGTTTCAGTGGCATCCCACTTAGAATCCGTTGGAAGGTTAGCAATGTATCTACCATCACCATAGAGGAAGGTACTAGCAGTAATAAATCCAGAAGCATAAATGTTCTGTTCGACGTGAAGATCATACTGAGGATTTGCAGTACCAACACCAAACGATCCACCCAGAGATACAATTGCTCTGCCACCACTATTGATGAAGAGCTCTGAACTACCAGCAGTTGTTGTGCCAATTCCAATTCTATCAAATTGACCAGCAATCTCAGTTTTAGAAGCACTTACATTGCCGAAGGTGAACCAATCATTGTCGGTAGTGTAAACCCATCCAATATATCCACCCTTAACTGGGTTTGCATTGAATACAACGTCACCTGCGTTACCTGCCAAGGTGGGTTGAGTGACACCAACTGAGAAGTTTCTAGAAACAGTGGTTGAACCTTGTAGGAACAAGGAATTTGCCTCTAATCCACTAGAAGAAGTGGAGGTAATCTTATCGTTGAAGATAACAGGACCATCAAATTCAGAAATGATACTACCATCAGGTCCACCTTCAACTTTGATGGAGCGAGAGATAGTAATTTCAAGTGGAGTTAGAACGTCAAAACCAACGCTGACTCCCGTATCAGTAACATCCTCACCAGTAACAGATGGAATTGGTGCATCAAACACCTCTTCCTGACCAGTAGCAGAACTAACCTTCTTGTTACCAATGAAGAAGTCTCCATCGTTATTCATACCGGTGTAGACGTTCAGACCACCATCAATTTTTGTTGATTGTGCTAAGAGTTCTTCCTGAGGAGTTAGTCTCCTGTCATTTCTTTCTGGAAGGGCAGTTGAATAGTTACCGGGACCAAATCCAACATATTCAAATGTGTGACCAGATGCACGAATAATAGAGTTTCTACGAAGTTCAACAGGAGAACATGTAACTCTTCTGACAACACTATTAATGGGATGAGAAGAGGATTTTGTTCCAAAGATACCTCTGAATACAGTGATTGGGTTCGTAGGGGCACCAGATGAACCATCAACACTACTAGTAGCAGTTGTTGACTTAATACGCATCATCTCTTCATTAATCTGAATGAAGTCGCCAACTTCAAAATCAGTTTGTTCTACATTTTGAAGAGAGATACTGGTAGTGGTTGTATTATTAATAGCAGCAGACAATGTAGTCGTAATGCCTGCATAATTATACATCATGCGACCATCAATGTTCTCATCCTCACCTGTAACAAATCCACCGTAAGAAGTCAAACCATGCTTCAATACCTTTGCAGTTCCTGTGGCAGGAGTTACTGTTCCAGCACCAATAAGCGCAGTAAATGATGTCAATCCAATAATGTTCTTGACAACGAAGTCACCATTGTATAAGGAACTAGCTGCATCACTAATTCTAATTTTATTATCTACACTCAGACCGTGTTGATCAACTGTGGCAAACGTGCCAATACCAGATCCAGCATCATAACTAAACCCAGAAACATCAACACTTAAACCACCATTAAGGACAATCGCATCTTCGCATGATGCAGATCCAATACCAATGGTATTTGCACCACCAACTGCGGTAGAAGATACTACATTGATCTTTCTGTCTTGTCCAATGGCAACACTAGAAATCCTATACAGAGTGTTGTGAGACTTATATGTCTCAGAACTAATACCCTGAATATCTAAGACTTCATTAGTCGCATCATAGATCCTCTGAATTTGAAGAATAGCGTCTGTTTGACCAGCTAGTTTAGGAATATTATTAATCGTAACAGTGTTACCAACACCATATGCAGAACCACCATCAATAATCTTAATATCACTAATACCACCGGCAGGTTCAACTGTTACTCTGGCGGTTGCATTCTTACCTACGGTAGATCCTGCAAATCCAACAAGAGATGCATTATAGTATCTCTCAGTGATACCAGATCCAACACCATAATTTCCACCACTACTTGCAATACTTACAGATACAATTCTATTCAGACCATGATCGATCTTCGTAAAGACTGTATGTGCAGTACCGGCACTATTAGATTGAATATCAGTGACACCAAGTCCAACTAAGTTACCAAATTGAGTTAATCTGCTGTACTCTGTTTCCTTTGTTAAACTATTCTGAGGATTATTAACCGTAACTTCACCGATAGGACTCCTTAGAGCATATGATTTCGTTGGAGTTGCGTCAGCAACAGGATTATCTCTATTTGTTTGAGGATAGAAGAACTGAATGTTCTGACTATACCTGTCACCTCTAAATGGTGCAGAAGTCGGAGCAATAGAACTCTTGGTTAACAGTAGGTGGTAGATACCATCTTGCTGTCCAGTTTGATATCTACTTACCTCTCTGGATCTGTAAAGACTCAGAGTTTCATTGGTTTTAAATGCCTTAAATCTTGGTAGAGCAGTTCCTCTAACGTTAGTAGCATTAGTAAATACACCAGGACTTGTGTTTAGACCAACAACAAATTGTTTCGCACTAGAAACACCAACAACAGTATAATCTCTGTTGAATCCAGTACCAGCTAAACCAGTAGTATTATCTGTACTGGTGACATTAACAAGACTGACCTTAGATCCAACTGTTAGGTTGTGAGATTTCTCCGTATCAATATAGGCGAATGGGGAATTATAGGTACAAGTAGAGATAAACGAGGGATTCCTTAACTCACTGACATTATTAAGTGTCTTAACAGACGGTGCATACAATGATTGAATTTCTGCATCAGTTGAAGCAGAAGTATCACCAGACTGTTGAAGAACATAACCATCAACAGGTGGTCTAGCAGATGTAATACCAGATGCAGCAGGAATTACATATCTGGCACGATATACTGTGTCTAGTAGTCCTCTATCATCCTGTTTTCTTGTAATAAATGTTCTAGGTGTAGCCTCACCTAGGTTAGCAGTTCCAAGACCAACAATCTGACCATGCAAACTGTTATCAGTTGTAGATCCAGAAACATTAATAAACCACTGACTTACAGAGGTATCATATTGAATTGGGTGACCAATATCACCAGAGACTTTATCAGAAACTCTGGATTCAATTTTTAAATTACCGCCCAGACTGTTAATACCAATTGGTTCAGCAGAAAGAGCAGAGTTTAATGATGTTGCAACTTGGATTTGGTTTTCACCAGTAAATCCAGCATTAGGATTTTCTTTTGTAATTGCAAAGTAAATTCTATTAGATCTCAGACCATCAGGAAGTGATCCATCATCAGAAATGACACGAATAGATTCGCCATTAACGAAACTATGATTGCCTTTCAGAGTCATAATATTAGAGGTAATACTATTGAATCCAATAGAGTTGCCAACAAATGACTCTTTAATAGATGTAAATTGTGTTGTACTGATGCCATTAACAGGCATCGTAACTCTTGCTGTGAACTCTGTTACAGTACCACCAACACTTAATTGAGCTTTGAGATCATCATTTACCTTAGAACCAATTCTATAACCTTCAATAACACTTAACGGTTTATCTGCTACGTTAATTCTGTTATAAAGATACAATCTACCAGTTGATCCAACGCCAACGGCGGTTTGATGCACATCAATTGCATCAAATTCAATAGATGTATCTGATGCTTCAATTTCTTTTGGTGGAATAATGTGAGTAATATATCCAACGTCATCCTTAGCAAATGCGTTCTTCTTAAATCCACTAGCAATTAAAGACTTAGCACCAAAGTTAGAGTTTGAGTTAGTAACAGACTGGTCACCACCAGACTCCGCAATGAAGTGTTGAGCATAACCAATAGCAAAGATCGAAACTAACTGTAAAACAGAATCATTCGAGCACTTGATATGGAAGTTTGCATAATCTGGTTTATAAATTGCACGTGAGTCAGATGATAAGTTTGCAATTGTAGTTGCATCATCATATGATCCAGTTGTAGTATTGTATTTTACAAAGGCATTATTATCCTTTTGTAGACCAATACCAGTAAATTGTGCAACAACCATGGATTTAAATCCAGTGGCCTTGTTGCCATCAGCGTGCATTCCGCACATACCAAACACTGATCTCAAAGAGATATTGAAGATGTATGGTGAGGCAGATGTTACAGTGTCAACGACAACATTAACATTAGCATTTGCAGGGTTTTCTAATGCAATGGCAGGAGCATTTGACAAACTATATGTAAATTCCGTGGTGCTTGTAACACCAGCACAAACAAAGTTGCCATTATATCCAGATGCTGTAACACCACTAACTCTAATGGGAGTATCAACATCAATACCAACGTTCTTAATTGAAGAGGTCGTTTGTACTGTGATAGTTGTAGTTGCATTTACACCATCACCTGCTCTGATGGATGAGATTCCAACTTCGGCACCTTTTGAACCAACAATACGATATTCATCAATCTTAGGTTGAATATCTACATTCCCAGCAGGGTAATCAGGAGAAATAGGTCTACCAGTTGCATCATCATATACATCAGAGATTTTCTGATAGAACATATCAAGATCAGTGCTTCCTGTTGCAATATCCAGGAAACCATCATCAATAACAACGTTGTTTACACCATCAGCATACTCAAAACAGGTGAGTTTATGGTGAGAGAAGTTAGGAACAAAGATATTGTTCGTATAATCTTTATATGCAGTGCTATTAGGATCAGCATCAAAGATACTGAACTGCCAGTAATATGAAGCACCAGTTACTCTGAATAAAGTGCTTCTTGCAATAGCATCATTAGAAGGATCGGGAACATATTTCGGTCTAATCTTAGTTTTTCTTAGGTCTAAACCAACCAAAGAGGTTCCTCTTGGGATGATTACACCACCATGAATACTATTAAGCTTATAGAGATCGTTATTTGATACCGAAAGGTCGAAGTTGGAAGTTAGGTTAAACGGTGAAAGTACCAGTCCAGATGCACCGTTTCTAGTTCTATATTTTGCTGTGGTAGTTCCATCGTCATAAGGAATCCATCCTGGTCTATTATCTACAACATGATCACCAGGATATAGTAAAACCGTAGTTTGCCCAAATCTATCATTATCAAGTCCTGATTGATACGAGAATCTTGCTGCCTCGATCAATGCCCTTTGAATTGTCTTAAAGGGTCTTGTTAGTGAGTTACCCTGATTTTCAATGCTATCAGTAGCATCTAGATCATTGGGGTTCACATATAAAATATTACCCTTAGCGTTCTTTAAGAAGTTTTGAAGTCTACTGAGACCCATTGTATTTCGACCATAATTTTCCTATATGTTATTTAGTCGCGTATAAACCAAAGGGCAATTGTATAACGTGTTCCTTCTGTTACTTGGTTAACCCAATGAAGCAATTCTGAATTAGAAAACATTAATAATTTTCCAATTTCTGGTTTACAAACAAAATCTTCAAGGCAAGTTTCGCCTCCAACAAAATTATCATTTAGGTAAACTATTGCAGCAAAAGCATCATCTTTATTTGTGTCTCGATGTGGATCCATCTTAGAATTACATGGCCATTTTACAACTTGGCATAAATCTAGTTTAACAGATGGATCTATTGATTTTGCAATAGATTCAATAGTATCAGTAACTCCTGTTATCGACGACATATTTAAGGGATATGTATCTCGATGTTTTATGGCATGTGGATAATTCCAAATGTATTGATCAATGATCTCTCTACATTTTAGTTCATCTAAAAATTTTTCTTTTACTAATTTCATAATGGGAGTAGGGGGACTTGAACCCCCACGAGATTAATTCTCAACAGATTTTAAGTCTGGTGCGTCTACCGATTCCGCCACACTCCCTATAAATCAAGTTCGAGTTGTAGTTTGCGTTCTTCTTCTATTCTATTATGCTCTGCCCACATCTCAGCAACCATATCCACTGCTGGTGGTGTTTGGTAATGTGCTGGTGGTTTTGACTGCCACTCATCAATTGCTTCCTGTGTAGGAATAGCGATTCGGAAAGGAATATTATCCTCTTCAAACTCTTTATTCATATCGATGTATGTCTGAGGCGTAATCACAGGGTTCTCTCTAATCGTACAGTTGGTTGATCTGGAAAATCTCTTGGGCGACTATCTGTTGCATTATCAGTTCTAGGTGAACCTTCATTTTTCTTTTCAGTTTTTTGAAATGATACTCTCCTATACCTATTTGCCCAAACATCAGGCATCCAATAAGTTACCTGCCAGTCAACCATAGGATTTAATTCGAGATGTTTTTCAACTGAATGATTAAAGATACCGATCTGGATATAACCATCGTGAGTGACACATTCATTATCACCGATATCAACTATGAATAGTTGCTTCATTTATATCCCAAGTTGGTGGATGAAAATTACAGTATTCATTGAAAGTGATTTTCATCTCTTTTTCGGTCAAATTGCAGTGTTTTGCTGCTTTCGGTAAATTCCATTTAGCAGAGAATAGCATCTCCATGGATTCTCGTGTTTCAATTCTCATATATCACAGAGCGATTGTTCGTTATACCAAAAATCTTCCCAATCTGACTCTGTTGCCTCAGAAACAATTGGAACGATAACTACTGCTTTTCCGTCTTCGGAAGTGATTTTAAAACTTTCTCCTTTTTCAACTCTTTCAAAAAGTGCATCAAAATTTCGTTGGAATTCGTCAACTGTAAACTGTTCCATTCGTAAAAATCCAGGATTTCCGCATAAAGTTTGTCTGAGTATCTATTCATAAAAGGTAATAGGGCAATTTTTTACCGGAATTTTTTATCGCCTATTTTTCAAACTCAAAGTGAATTCTCGCTGGCTACAAGCGGACCTGCGTATGCCAACACGTCATCATCAAGGATCTCACGACAGAATTCAAGGACTCCCATAAACTCATCGATGCTATCACACTCAATGACCTTCTGGTCGCCACTCTCACTGTATAGATTGAACTTGCGGGATGAAGTGTCAACCACAACTCTGCTGAGATAGTCGTCTTCGTGCATGGGTCGGTGCCTTGCTGTACCTATGTATTATAGCATAGATGATCAGGATTGCACACGCTCCCCTGTGACAGGATCTCGTCTGTCATAGTCCCATCCACCGACCAAGAACCTGCTCTTGTCACCGGGATAATCATCAGGAGATTTACCCTCATATTCAACGTGCAGTTTTTCATCTGGATTTAGTGGATCAAGGTGTCTTGCTGCCCATGCTTCATAAAAACAATCGATTTCACAACCATTTCCAGATTTGAGATTAACGACTCTACCCCAATCAATACTCTCGATAATAAGATCCTGAGATGATCCAATTTGAGTTAACGTTACAGTAATTGACTCTGTGTCAACAAGACCCTGCCAATATTCAGGAAGATAGATTTTATTATGTCCTTTGATTCTTCCTCTCACATAGATACCAGCTTCTGGACCTTCGGGAATGACATGACGAACCCTCCAACCTGGTCTTTTCAGATTAGGAATATCAAATGCACCTCCAATACTTTTTGCTGAGGTGGCATTTCCAGTCAAATTTCCAATGAATGTGGGACATGTAGTAACACCTTCAACCTCCAAATTTACCTCAAACAAACCATTTTTTAAGTGAGCAGAGATTGGATTACAACAATCTTCCTCTTTATCGTCAGCAGCACCAAATGTGCTGTTCTGTTGCCATGAACCTCCACCGCAACCTGCTTCGGGATCTCCGTATAGTCCCTGACATCCTCCATGTGGCATGATTTACCTCCTATTGTCCTACAAATTTATCAGTTAAAAGATCTTCGGCAGGGAAAACGTTAGGTTCCCTAGGAGTATCTGCTCTCTCACCGTAGACTGTATAGTAGCAGTTAATTGGAAGAGCAGAGTGTGATCCAACTTTGATTGTTGTTCCCTGCTGCCCCTTCACAAATAAGATCTGAGGAGCTCCAATAGGAGTCAGATTTACTGTGATTGTATCTTGATGCACCAACCACTCCCATTCTTCTGGAAGTGTAATAGTATCACCATTTCTTAGTCTACCACGCACAAAGACATCCTTGGTAGGACCCTCCATGCAGGTATAACGAAGTTTATAACCAGGAATCCTAAGATGATCGATCACAAAGTTACAAGAACCTTTGTTGATCGTTGTAATAAATGCTTTTCTTACATCAATCTTATCAGCAACAAGAGTTTTGGTCTTAGTCTCTTGCTCTACCCAGAGGTTGTCACGAATGTGCTGGTCATCCTGAACCTCCATGGCAAATTCACCCTGTTGTTCAGCACTTTTATTGACCATACATGTGCCTTCCATCAACCCAAAGGCATCAGGTGATCCCACATGCATACCGTTCTCAACGTATGCGGAACCTAAAATCTTTTCGTCATCAGATTTACCAACAGATGAAGAGGTCTTCCCTCCAATGACACATTGTTTATGTACCTGTTGGTCATCACTAGTCCATGCCATAATTAATCCTCCGGCGTAATTGGTGCTTCTTGTGACGTGCCACGTTGTCCATACCTAGATGATGCAGACTGACAGGATGCTTGTGCTCCATACATCTGCAAAGTTCCTTGTGATTGAATATCAATCTTTTGTTCACTATAACATCCAACCTTTTGCTTACCATTGATCTCAATCTTTGGAGATTGCATGTCAATTTTTGAATTACTCTTCAAAGTAATAACCCCATCATTACCAGAATCTCCCTTTGCCTCAATAACAACGTTCTTTCCTTGCACTAGAACATCACCAGTTTGACAGGTGAGTGCTAGTTTTCCATTCTCTACTTGAATATTAAACGTAACATCAGGTCTTTTACGATCCTGTCCACACTTTATCACAATTCCACCAGGAGATTCAAGTGTAGTGACACTGTGAGTTCCACCACCCATGTCACGATCAATATCCATGTAAAATCTATGCCTTACATCTTGTTTGTTTCCAAGATAGACAGCAGCACGAGTCTCATCAGGATCTAAACGTCCAAATTCAATTTGTCCATAATTATTTTCAATCCAACTTGTAAAGTGATTAGATGGTTCTGACATTATTAATATCCTCCATATCCTCCGCCAGATCCTCCACCACCTGGTGATGGTGAGGGGGATGGACTAGGTGTGGGTGTAGGTGTGGGTGATGGTGCCGGGGTAGGTGATGGGCTAGGTGTTGATGGGGAAGAAGAAGATGCTGCTCTTGAAAGTCCTGTATCTCCTATTGGGGCTCCGCCGCCACCAACGCCAGACGATGTATATCTTGGTACTCTTACTCTCCGCGTCGAACTTTGGGAAATTTGAGGAGTGTCTTCGATAAATCCATGAGGAGTAGAAGTATGTTCTGCTCCCACCATTTTTCTACCATTATGTACGTGGAAAGGACCATAGTATGGTTTTCCGTTCACATATCCTACTGGTTTTGCACCAACACAATTGACAACTGAAATAATTTGATCCTGTCTAACAGATTCAATAACATCATTAATGCTATCTCTTCCCCTATACTTAACACGAAGAATTGGTGTCAGTTGAGCACCGGCACCGGTAGATGTATTTATAGTGACATCAGGAATAGAAGTAAATCCTTGACCTCTATCTTCATCTGGAATCTCAACACCAATAATTGATCCGTTCACAGAAAGAAGTGGGGTATATGTCAATTCATTTCCATCACCACTGACGGTAATTGTATCTCCTGCATTGAAAGAAACGCCAGTCTTAGTTACATCAATCTCATCTAGTTCCATAATTACTGGATATACAAGTTCTTCTGACAATTCTTCATCGTCAAATTCTGGTGTCGGTGCCCTGAAAGAATATTCTTCTGGAACATAGAATCCATTGGGAACAGTCAATCCTTTGCCCGGTTGTAGTCCGCTAGCATCGTCTCCATTTTCATCTGTTGATCCATCAGGCAAGACGAGACTAGCACCCTTAGGAATATAAACCAGACAATCGGGTGGGATAGTACAATCACTACCTGGTTTCAGTTTTGTGCTTGCTCCATCACTGGTTCTAACGATACAAAAATCGCCAGGACAAAACGTTCCACCGTTTCCACCGACAGATCCATCAGGAGCGGGTGGGAAGTTAACTCCTGACTTAACAACAACCACTTTATCGATAGATCCATCAGAATTTAATCTAACTTTGCCACTGGCACCACCACCTTGACCACAGTTACTCTTAATATTAATAGATGGTACAGAATTATAAACACGATCTAATACTTCACTACCATTTAAATCAACGCCAAGAATTCTTCCCGATTGATTAATAATAGCATTAGCAGTTGCTGCTGTTGTTCCGCCACCAAAAATTACCGCAAGTGGTGGTGTACATTCATCTGCAAATGGATTACATTCTTTGAGTCCTTCAAGTGCTTGTCCAGGAATACCAGCAACCGTTTGCATGGTATTACCAACAGTATCGATTGCTGATTCTACGTTATTAACAACATTACCAAATGCATCGGTAATACCAGTGACTGAATCACGAATACCTTCTGCGGCATCAAGAAGTCCGCCAACAGGTTCTGGAATTAATCCACCACCACCCATGGCAGAACTGATGAGACCTAAGAAATCACCAGGTTCTTCTGATGCATTACCGCTGAGCATGTTTGCCTGAGCAATGTCAGCACACTCAGTCTCCTCTTGACAGGAGAAGAGTTGTTTGAGTGAAGAGATAAAATCTACTGCTGCAATCAGAGGAATTTGAATGGCACCAAGCAAACCACCGAATCCATCAACACCACCAATACTATCCAGAATACCAGTGAGAGAGTTCATAACACTGTTGACTGCTCCCAAAGCAGCGTCTAGTACACCACCAATAACATCGTTGACAATACAATCAAGAACACCAGTGATTTTATCCTTAACATCATCCAACAGACTATTCAAAGTATCGTTGAGTCCGCCGATAATATTTTCAAACAAACATCCTAGACCTTCCAGTGTCTCGTCAAGTTTATCCTTGAATTCTCCCATGGCATCAATCGGTAAATTGATTGATATCTTTGCCATCTCCTTGGCAGTTTCTGTAAGAGCGACAGCACGAACTTTGTCCATGATGTCTTTGACGTATGCATTGACGTTCTGGTTCGCTCTTTCTATCTCACCCTGAATGTCACCTATCTTCTGTGACAGTGGATCAAGGAAGATGCTTTGCTGTTCTTCAAGAAACGCCATCTGTTTTTGAAGGCGTGTCAATGCAAGTTTGATTCCTGCTTGTGGATTATCATCAGCACATGCTTGTGCTGGTTTTACTTCGCCAGTGTTCTTTGCATTTTCATGTGCTGCTTTCGTTCCATGATCAGGAATGTCCTGACGCACAGATTCTAACTGAGCACCCTCAGTAGCAAGAGTTGGCTTGACCTTTACTCCGGCACTCTTTACAGGAACAGATGGTTGTGACGGATCAGATTCAGATGGAGCTCCGTCTTCTTTAATATTATGTTGAGATTCTACTAATCCATTGGTAAATCCACTGAACGGTGTAAACCCAACGTCAGGTATCTCTTTGGGAAATGTAGTTTGACTTGACTTATCAAGGACTCCCATGACAACAGGTTGTTGTCCATCTTCACCGTCAAGGAAGAAACCAAAGACCCATTCACCACCAGAGAAGTTCACACTCTGAGACATGCCACCCTGGTTTCCACCAGCAGTGACAGGCATCATACAGTATGCCCATGGTAGATCATCATCCGTAAGTTCTTCTACTTGTGCAGTATGGTATCCCATAATGCGAACCTTTACCCGGCGTTTCATGCCAGGAAGATCTTTGGATGGGAATCCAGGTGAGTTGTCTTTCCATTTTTTGGAATCAACTACCTGTCCAAGCCACCAGAAGAACCCGTCTCTTCCTACAAAATTCTTTTTTAAGAGTCCTTGTTCAAGCATCAGTCGTCATAGATTCTACATTCATCTGCGTCTGGTTCAACCTCACAAAAAAGTTCAAGTGCTGTGGGATCATGATGATCTCCTGCTTCAATATCTTTCTTATGATTCTCTATATAGACCTCCAACTCATGCAATTCGCCCTCAATGTGACGACGCATCTGTGGATTTGTAGTTGGATCAGCAAGAATTTCCTGATCTTTCTTTAAGTGTGCTTCGATGTTTTCCATTAACTTGTTTTCCTCCCGTATGAGTCTCTGATCAGTCCTAGTTGTGTGTAACACTCCTTTGGAGATACAAAGTGGCATAAACTTGCTATTAAGTATTTACCACTCAGTTTTTTATCAACATCCTTGGTTTCCTCAGAAACTCTGGGGAAATCACATTGGATCATATCACCAGCTCGTAAGCTGAAATCTCCTGGTATAGTTATAGATGTAACAACAGAGTACAATTGATTATAGCGCATGACGGACTGAACCATGCGATCCATAACCTTATCGTTAGATTCATCTGTTTTATCGATGAATCTTTTCAGTTGTTCCTTTGCATCCTTACCACTAGGCATTGTACCAACATCTAGGATGGATGTCATCAGTCGTGTGGGCGTTTCCGTAAAAACTGGATTAACAAAGTCAAAATCATCAGACGATCCAGCATGTTTGACATCTTTCTGTTCTGTGATATCAAAAGTTTTGACTTCATATTTAAATTGATATGGATCCCAATAAAGAGTTCTATTTTTATATGCACCTAACATTAAGTTAGACTGCAAATCAACTGAACGTTTCAAATCATAATTTAAAATCTTCCTATCATACCCGTTTGGCAATGTATCAGATTCATTATAAACATACTTTTTCTTGGCGTCTTGACCCAGAAGATTATCAACGGATTTAAAATTCATTCCATCCTGAGTTTGATAGAAGAAGTATCCACCAGTCTTTCCATAGTTCTCTGTTGGAACACTCTTTGTTCCTAACCATGTACAAACATAAAATGGTTTACGATCATTGCCAATGAAATTGTAAGTATTAGATGTCTCCTCAATATTCTCTGGTTTAAATTCTGCTTTCAAACGTTCTTTAAGAATCGTTGTCACACTTTCAGAGATCTTTCCCTCATATCTCTTTGTGACTCTCGTCATCTCATTTGAATAGCATTCCTTCGATACACAATGGATCTCAAAATTATCCTGAGTCGTAGACTGATCAAGATTCATCATCTTATTCAGGTATAACTCATACTTTAACTTGTTCTTACTTTCATCCTCAATATCAAATCTTATCTCTTCACCACCACGAATAGGCAATCCTTCTATAATGCTGACAAGTTTTCCACTATCATCTTTTATACTATTGCCACTATCAAATACTTTTACCTGAGCAGTAATATTATTAGACAAAATATTTTCATAGAATGAGAATGATGTCAGACCATTCTTTACATCTACACCTCTCCCCTCATCCTTTGCTGCTTGGATGACAAATGATTTTATGTTTGCCTGTTCGTCTGCCATTATCCTTGTTTATATAAGAACCCAAACAGTTGAGCCATATAAAGACTATTTAACGAAGTAGATCCACCGGCACTGGAAGTACCACCAGAGGGTGCTCCCTGCTGAGATGGTATGGGTATGGGGACGATTGCCTGATCGCCTACCTGTGCCTTTCCACCACCAGAAGGTCCTCCTGCACCACTACCACCACTTCCTCTGCTCAGAGTCGAGACAGCAGCAGCTGATGGAGATGATGGTGTTGGGTTGGTAGGAATCTGTGCCTGTTGTGCATTATCTTCTGTACTTATCCTAGCACTGGTTGCTGTAAGTCCAGCATTGCCAGCAGTGTTAAAGAAATGATTCTTAAACTTAACAACGTTAACGTTCTGAGATGGATCATTGAATGCAGAACCGGTTCTAAAACCAGTGGATGCTACAAGTTTATTAATCTCATCAGTAGACATGCCAGCAGCTTTAAGTTTTGCTTTTAATTGATCAACATTCTTAGCAAGTTTAATAGCGGCAGCTGCCTTTGCCATTTGTGCATCACTTCTCTCAGTATTAATTGATCCATCAGAAACTGGTTGATACTGACCTTTACCCATGATGACGCCAGTTATGCTCTTATCATTTGCCATGAACATTCCAGGACCAACCTTACCAGATTGAATAAGTCCGGCACGATTCATCACACTACGTGCTACTAATGCCATACCCAGTTCACCTTCACCACCTGATTCTGCAAGAACAAGTCGTTTGAACAAATCCATCTCACTACCACCAACAGTTGCAGAAACTGCTCCACCAGTGACGCCATCAACAGCAGTCGCAGATGCTCCATCTTTAAACTTACTGAGATCAGGTGATGGTGCGTTAGGATTGGGTGGGAAGAATCCATCCTTTAACAGAGGGAGTGTGATTAGTGGATTTAAGAGAGCAAGCCAGTTAGTAGTCTTAGCAAACCCAACACCAATTTGATTCTTCTCCTTGAAACTCTCGATGAACCTACCAAATCCACCCTTTAACCATTCAAAGACTGCCTTACCTGTCTCAAATATTTTCTTACCAGCAGCCTTTACCTTTTCTAATGCTGCGCCAGGGTCTCTCTTAATGATTAAATCGTAAAGCAAATCACCAACAAAAGCACCAAGTATACTGCCAAGTAGTGTTCCAACAATAGGAATTGGAATAGCAGTTCCCAGTAACTCACCAAGACCAGTTCCCAAAGCAATGAACACTGCTCTACCAAGATTACCATCACCCAGGTAGGAGGTGACACCCATGATCAATGGTCCAATAATAGGAATCTTAATACCCTTTGCCAACTTAGAGATAGACTTCATGCTCTTCACCATGCCAGGGTTCATTTTGATACCCAGACGTGTGACAGATCTTCCGAGACCACGACGAGTAATAGAACTCTTTATAGGTCCTCTGGTTTGACCAGCAAATCTCCTCCTAGCAGCGTCACCACCATACCTTCTAGCAAATCTCTTTCGTGCCTCTTGACTTGCTCTTCTCGTTCTAGTTCTTTTATCTGCTTTTACTTTTGGGTTTACCTTTGCATTTCCAGGTGTATTAGTATCAACATCATCCTTCTTTCCTAACTCTTGGTTGCCCAGAGTCATCAACAATCCACCAACAATCAAAGATGCATTCAGGAAGTCTACAAACTTAGACCCAATATTATCTAACGTGGCAGATACATCCTCACCTAGATTCGTGTCCTTCCAATCATCAAATCCATCAACCAGTTTATATCCTTCATTGACAAGTGTTGCAAGAAAATCAACAGTTCCAATAAAGATATCTGTAATAACTTCCATCGTGGCAGCAATTCCCTTAATGATTGCTGCGAAGGCTTCTGGATTATCAATTGCCCACATGCCAATTTTGGCAATAATAATCTTACCAACAGCATCGAGAATCCTATCAAAGATACTCTTAACTGGTGCGAGTGCTCTTGATGCAACTCCTTTTACCAATCCTTTGGCAAAGTTTTCTTTCTTTTCTTCCTTTTCCTTTCTCTTTTCGTCTTGTTTTGTGTTTAGATATGATTTAAAAGATTCTCTCCTCTTCTGATTCCCCTTTCTAATGAAGTTAGTTATTAAACTAATTTTATTCTCAGCACTCTCTACATTTGTTGATCCTTTCTTCGCATCACCAATCTTTGGCGCAGAGAAAAAACTACTTCTATCTAATGTGGGTGCAGCAGCTGCCTTCTTTTGTCGTGCCTGATCATAAAATTGACTAAGACCAGGACGTTGAGATGAAACCAAAGCACCACCTTTCTTCCCCTTTGGCAGCATCTTAGTTGCTGATCTAACTGTGCTTGCACCTCTTGCTACGTTCCCTATGAGTGCTAGCATCATGCACTACCCAGATTATACATCGATCGCATCACAAGATGAGCAATGTTCAATGGATCAACGCTACCAAGAGTTGGTACATCTGATCTGGCACCTTTCTTAGCACCACCACCAGTAGGAATGGGAACGATACTCTGAGATCCTGGTGCTACTTTACCACCCCCTGTGGATGGGGGAGTGATAGCACCAGGGGATACCCTAGGAGATCCTGATTGTGCTGGTTGTAGTGCTGCTAACTTAGATGAGTTATCAGCTGATGCAGTTCTATCAACAGATGCAATCTCAGAAGCATCACCACCACCCCCACCTAATGCAATCTTAATAGACTGTGGATTGATTGCTTCGTATGTTTTTAAGAACTCCTGTTCTGCCTTTGTTCCTGCCTTACCACCAAGTTCAACACCAATACAACCAAGAGTTCCGTTACTTCCAATATCACTATGCAACATTAATCCACTACGACTACCAATAGATCCACTACCGTTTGCAATATATGTACTCCAATCACCAATACCAGCCAGTCCAGGATAAGGACCATGCTTCTCAAATCCAACTAATTTATAACTACCATCAGGAATAGGAGCTTGTGGGGTGGTAGATCTGGCATTCTGTGGTATGTTCATGCCAGCATAGGTGCCACTAATGACACCATAAGTCTTACCGACTTGCTTACCACTGGCATCTGTCATTTTCAACGTTCCTTCGACAGAGTTTCCAGTTCCCTTTACATCTATCTTACCACCACCAGCAGCGTATGTTGTGCCACCCAACTGCTTAGGTTTGTTTGTGCCACCGCCAGCAGCGTTCATTGATTCAAGAGTATCAGTTCCATACTTCTGCACTGCACCTTTACTCATAATAAATTCACCCGGTGTCAACATAGCAGGAACAACATCAGTTCCTTGTGCCATGCCACCACCACTAATTCCAAGTGGGTTGGTAAACATATTTGGCATATCATTTAATGATCCAGGTCCACCTGCATCTCTTAATCTAGTGCCCTGGACCATTGCTTCTGTATCACCAGCACTCAAATCCTTAGTGCTAGGTGCTGCATTCAATCCCTTACGAGTAGCATCTTGTCTTTGAGTTTCAGTTTCTACTACCTTATCCTTTCCTAACATTTTTCCTGCACCATAAAGCGCAGCACCAGCTGCGACAGTTCCAAGAATAGCAGTCGCTGCTAATGGATTAGCTTTCACTAAACCAAGAGCACCTTTACCAAGTCTAAGAGCACCCTTTGCTGCTTTCGCTGCTAGTTTTGCAGTAATTTTTCCTAGACCGATAGCAAGTTTTAATAGTGATCCAATTAGTCTAGCACCAGTTCCAATAAGAAGTTTCGCTAAACCACCAAGACCCGTTCCAAATAAGAGAAATCCAGCAACAATAGCAGGCCAGAAATCCTTAATAAACCTACCGATTGAATCGATCTTCTCTTTGTTTTCTGGATCTGTAAACCAGTCAATCAGTTTAATCAGTGCTTTTGCAGCAAGGATCTTGAACAGTCCACTAAGAATCTTATTGAAAAGATTATTGACAGGTGCCAATGCCTTTGTAATTGGTTTCAGTAAGAATTTCTTTGCCGATTCAAGTTTATTTTCTTTCTTACTTCTCTTTTCTTTTTCCTTGTCCTTTCGTTCTCTCTCCCCTTGCTTCTCTTCAATCTCAGTTTGAGTGCGAATCTCATCGAGAAGATCATCCAATTTCTGATCTATTCCATCAATGTCTTCATCCTCAACCACATCGGGAGATGGTGGTGCCTCAGGAGCAGGTGGAGCAGCAGGTGCTAATGCTAATTTTGGAGTGAGTGGTGTTGCTGGTTTTGACGCAGAAACTTCTGCTTTAATTGTATTAACTCTATTTACAAACTTCTCAAAATCTATCTTACTTCTTCTGTATGCTTTTACACCTTCCTTTCTTTCATCTGGTGTCAGGTTCTCACCTTCTATCCTACCGTCAGAGACGAGTTCCTGGTAAATTTTGTCATATCTATCCTCGCCAAATAGTTTGGCGGGGACAATCTTATTACCAGTTCCTCCTGATGGTGGTAGACTAAGCATTACGTTGTTTCTCTTGCTCTAACTTTTGTTCTTCAACATGCTGTTTTAAAAGTTCAACGTATACATCCCGTTCCCAGGGCATCATATTTTCAATCTCTGTCAAGCTATATTTATGATGCTGCATGAGGGCAAAATTGATTCTAAAATATGCCTCCAAATTCATGTGGGAAAGGGCTACGCGAAAAAACTAGATAATCCCTCCAATAAAACTTCACTAGACTTCTTAGTCTTAGGATTCTTTACCTTAACAGTGTGTGATAACTTAGGCATGGTAGAGAAAAACTTCTCAATGTCCTGAAACTGTTTGGTATTCAGTTGATCAACAAATTCTTTGATCTCTTTCTTGCTACAATCAGCAGCAGGCCATGCCTCCTCTTCATTGTAAATGGTTTCAATACAAGAACCAATCAGATCAAATGTTTTCTCAACATTAGAAGAATTCTCATCAAAGTCAAAGTTGTCTGTAATAAACTCTTCGAGGGAAGGATATTTTAATCTCAATGCGAGTCCACCACCAAGATCTACATCTCTATTATGGTCGTCATCTTTAATGACTTTGATATCGTCGATGTTAATGGTAACATCAATCTCTGTCACACCATCGTCTGGTGCAATAATTTTGAGTTCAATCTCTTCACCAACAGACTTACCACGAATGTTAAGAAAGAGGTATTCAATATCAAATGTAGGCAGAGATTCTACTTTAATATCTCCGCGAATACATGACCTAATAACTTCTTTGATTGCTTTGGTAATCTGTTTTTGATCTTGACTCTCCATAGCCAAGACTAGAAGTTTTTCTTCTTTTACAAGGAAAGGTCTATATTCAATGCTGTCCCCAGAAGAGGGTAGTTCAAGATCATAATATGGTGTCGCAATCTTTGGTAATGGCATAATGTCTTATACAATTCAGTGTGATTATTTAGAGGGCGTTTCTCTGAATGATGTTAGTTGAAGTATTTGCAAAGTATCTATCGAACGTAAAGGCAACACTACATTTTAGTAAGTCACTTCCATCATAAGATACTGGAATAGAACTGATGCTGATTGGGAATGCATTAACGAATGTATAAAGCATATCATTTTTAGTTCTATCATAGTCTTTATCAAACTTGTGTAGATCAATCCTACACTTATATCCTAATAGTTCTTTTGGATATCTAAACCTATAAAATGCAGCCTCAGACTCTGGACCGGCATTTGTTTGGACAGTATATGAATCACCTGTGCTAGAAATATAATCCATCCATTGCTCAAAGAATTTTAAAGTTTGATACTTCGCATCAACATAAAAATCCAAAGTTAGATCATCAAAGTCTCTACGATATGCAAACTTTTGATTGATGCCATAGTAATCCTGTAAGTTCTCAGTAGTTGAGAAACTAGAACCGGGGAGAGTTGTAGAATTGCACAAGAAACTAAGATCATCATAGAATCTACCACCCTGAGGATTAAAATCCTTAGTAAATGGTAGAGTTCCCACCTGCAACACAGCACGAAACTGACTGGTCTGCGCCAGGTGACCAAAACGTTTAAGGAAGTCGCTTGTGCTTAGATTTCTAAACGGAACTGCACCTGACATCTAAATACCTTAGTCCTACTATACTATGTATGAGCTATAAGGGCAAATTTAGACCAAGCAACTACTTGAAATATAAAGGTGACCCCACTAAGATTATTTATCGATCTCTCTGGGAATTAAAGTTCATGAACTGGTGTGATAAGAACAATAATATACTTGAATGGGGAAGTGAAGAAATTGCAATCCCGTACATTAGTCCTGTTGATCGTAGGATTCACCGCTATTTTCCCGACTTCTATGTCAGAACAAGAACCAGAAACGGAGGGATTAAGAGGTACGTTATCGAAGTTAAACCGCTTAAACAGACTGTACCGCCCAAAAAGAAGTCGAAAAGATATCTCAGTGAGATGAAAACATATGCTGTCAATGAAGCAAAGTGGAAAGCAGCACAAGAATTTTGCGATGATCGTAAGTATGAATTCAAAATCATCACCGAAAAAGAACTAGGTTTATGAACCGCCTATCTAAAATCTTGGACAAGAGTGGAATGAAAAGTCCAGATGATTTGATGATGGATATTATGGAAACTCTGAATGATACTGAATATGCACCTGATAGCATAGGAGCATACTATACTTTCATATATCAAGCAAAAACACCAGCATTATTATATGACGAACATCCCTTGGTACAGGTAGTTGATATCACAAGTTGGGGATTCAAAGGATTTAATTATCACTGGAACATGGTGAGAAATTATACGTTTCCAGAAATTATTGGACCCATGTATAGAGTGAACGCAGAAGAGTTCGCAACTCTTCGAGCCATACCATATAAGAAACTCCGCGTCAGTGGATAAATAACTAAAAAGATTGTTGTGGCAAAGAAAAGTTCCAAGTTAAATATCAATGGGAAATCAGTAACTGTTGAGACGGAGTTGGAAAATGGTGCCTATACGGTAAAGGACAGTAAAGGTAGAATAATTGGATCCGGAGACTCTGCTTCTGGTGGTAATATAAATTTTTCTGGTGGAAATTCAACAGCACAAAAAGAATTACTTGGTCTTTCAGGAAGCAGAAGTAGAAATTTAAATAAAGATTTGCAATCAAAAGTAAAAGGTGCAGTAGAAAACGAAAATAAAGCAATACTCAACAACAACGCATCAACTACTCAGAAATTAAATCTGAGAGACATGGGATATGGAGATAAACTCGACATTAAAGGTGTAACGACACCAGCAGAACCAGACATTGATACGACACCAGCACCACCAACTGGTAGTGATCAGGAAAGTGATACTGCTGCACCATCACCAGCAGCACCAGTAGTACAAAAACCAGCTGAGGTTCAAGATCTTGACGGGTCAACAGTAAGGTATCCAGCAAATCAAATTGATGGTAACTACGACTTCGTTCAGTTTAGTATCGTTGAATATGTCCCCGGAGGAGAGGGTGCATTAGCAGCTATAATTGAAACAGGTGGTGGTGGAAGACCATCCGGGAGATTGAAAAATCAAAGTCCAGTGGGATCAGTCATCCTACCCATGCCACTGAATATTTCTTCACAGAATAATGTGAATTTCTCAGACGACAATATAAATGCATTCCAAGCAGCTGCTCAGGACGTAGTTTCAAATGCTATTCAAGGTGATATAGGTAATGCTCTTAATAATGCACGCGGTGCCGCAAATGCCAACGCAAGTGAAGCAAAGAAAGCACTCAGAGCAAAAATTACTCAGGATATTGTTGGTGGTGGTAACCTTCTCACCAGAACAACAGGTGCAGTTCTGAATAGTAACATGGAACTTTTGTTCAAAGGTCCTTCGTTACGAACGTTCAGTTTTGACTACAAGATGACTCCCAGAGACAAAGCAGAAGCACAGAGTTGTAAGCAGATTATTAGAATGTTTAAGAAGGCAATGGCACCTAAGGTAAAAGGTGGTGCTCTCTTCTTATATACACCAAATGTATTCCTTATTAATTTTATACACAGGGGTCAAAATCATCCATTCTTGAATAAGATCAAACCGTGTGCGCTCACTGGTCTTGGTGTAAACTTCACACCTGATGGTGCATACATGACATATGAAGATGGTTCTCCTGTGGCATACAATTTACAATTTTCGTTCAGTGAGATGGAACCTATATACGATGTAGATTATGAGAACGACGAGGGCGCTGAGGGCACAGGATTCTAATGGGTTATTTCAGACAACTACCCAACTTCAATTACGTTTCAAGACTAGATGAAAAAGTTTCTAGTTCTGATTACATTGAAGTAAAAAATATTTTTAAGAGAGCAAAAGTAAGAGAAGATTTCTTTCAGAACTTCACTGCTTTCACACGCTATACAATTAAAGGTGATGAAAGACCAGACAACGTAGCGCAGAAGTTTTATAAAGATGCGGATCTAGATTGGGTAATATTATACATTAATAATATTATCAACGTGAGAGAAGAATGGCCACTCACAAATGTTTCATTTAAGAATCATTTGATTGATAAGTATGGCAGTATCTCTGCATATAGTAGTATTCATCACTATGAAACAGAAGAAGTTAGAGATCAAGCAGACAATATAATTATTCCAGCAGGATTGCAAGTTGATGAGGACTTCACTGTTACTTACAGAGATGTGGCAATGGGGAAAGAAGTTATTGCATCAGGAATTACAGATGGCATTACAAATGAGCAATTTGAGACAAAACTACAAAATGAAAGAAGGCAGATCTACATTTTGAGACCTGCCTTCTTGGGTATAGTATTAGATGACATCGAGAGAGTAATGACTTACTCTCAATCTTCTCAATATATCAACGATAAATTAAAGAAAGCTAGCAATATCAACATCGGTTAATTATGCCTCAGCGAGTTTCTGAAAGTAACTCAGGGCATCATCTTCATCCTCATTCTTTGACTCCACAACGGGAGCAGATGGGATGATGTCAGAAGAATTAAAGTCAGCAGTAATACTACCGCGACCTTCTGATTCATCTTCATAAGACTCATCAGCAACAACACGACGTTGTTGAACTCGTAGGACTTGATTCAAGCGACGTTCCAGATCCTCATAGGATTTGAAACTTGTAGGAGTTTTTCTT